TGTTTCAAGATAACCTCTTGCTTCTTGAATTTGTCAGATATAACTTGTACATCTTTGATTTTTAGGATTGTTCCTTTTAGCTGCATAATATATGTAATTTTTGGGTTAACATAGTTGATTCATTGTGTGCCTGTAATACTTTTCTAGTCTTTTCTTTCAAATCGTATATCTTCTCCTTAAGTCTGGCGTTCTCGTTCTGCAAGTTTTCGAGCTCATCCTTTTCTCTTTGCTTTGCTCGTAACTTTACAACCTCATCCATGTCTGTATTTTCTGCCATGATAAGAACTAGGTTGTCATAAGTCTTTCTGTAATAATCAAATGTCTTATAATCGTTCTCATGATTCCTGCATCCATGAATTACCGATGCATGGTTCTTACCGAATGCTCTTCCTATCTTTGTACACCCCCAATGATTTTCTAAAAGGAATGCATAAACCATATTTCTAGCACCTACAATAAACCTCTGTCTATTTGTACTCATTATATTTTTAGAGTTCGTCTTGTTCAGCTTTGCAGCTTGTTCGATTAAGTATTCGAATTTATTTTCTTGAAACATTATAGTAGCTTTATTAATTTGATTAAACTTATTTTTGAATCGTTGCTAATCTGCACCAACTGATTAAATGTAATTTTCTTCTCATCTTTCATTAGTACATTTAATGTAGGTTGTGATAAATTTAAAGCAAGCCCTATTGTTGCTTTTGTCTTGTAGGTATTCATCAACACCTCTTGTAAATTTGTGGTTGGATTCCAACCTCTTCCTGTTTCGTTTTTCATGTCTTATTTTCTTTTAAAGTCATCTGCTTCATCTTCTCCGAAATGCCCAAGCTCATAAAAACCTGTTAGCTTTAGAACTGCTCTACTCATTGCTCGCTTCTCAGCCATTGCAACAGGATAAGCATTTGAAGTATTGTTTGGTGCTGATTCGCCAAAGGTTTGAATTACCTTATCGCCACTCTTTGCAGTTGCCTTAATGATAATACATTTGTTATCTCCTGAGTTGTGTAATAATTTGTAATCAATCTCAATGTTGTTGTTAGCTTGTATTTTATCAATTCCAGATCTTGAGATAATTGTATAGAATTTATGCTTGAATACATCGTCAGCAGTCAATCCGTTCTTCTTGTACAATTCGTTTAGCTTGTCTTTGTTCATCTTATTGTTGTTTACTTGGTTTGTCTAAATGTTCCCACTCTTTAATTGTTTCGTTCAATGGACTTCTTTTGCCATCGCTCCACTCTTTAGATAAGTAGTATTGTCTTTCCTCATCTAAACTTAACTCTATTGCATTCATAGCTGCAAAATCAATTTGCTGCTCTCTGCTTCCTAAAAAAAATTCTTTTAACTTTCCCATCTTATTTTGTTTTTAAAACTTTAATTTCCACTTCTAAAGCTACCTTAACTCTAGCAAGGTTAACATTTGCCTTAAAATATAAAGCCTCGTCAATAATAAACTTCGATAGTTTGTTGTGTTCAATCAATGCTTGCTCTAAATAGTCAAGTCTTACTCTTTCGTCTGCTGATAAATTTGTCATGTCGTTTTGTTTTTGTTTTGTCAAATATATAAAAAATTTTATAAACTCCTAGCACCTAATTTTTGACATGGTGCATGTCTAAGTTGCATGTCAACTTCTGGTACACCGGTATAATCATCAGCCCAAACTGATTCAGGCTCGTACCATGCACCAACTTTGTGCAGTTGCATCTTCAACTCATAAACTAAATCGCCATTGCCTTTCTCGTTTTCTAATTCCTTAATGCGAGCTTTCATGTTTTTAAGTAGGTTGTCAGCAAGTTCTTGTTTCATTACATACTGCTTCACTACTTGTGTGATATGACCAACAGGATATTCGCCTCCTGTATAAACTGTGGTCTTGTCTGATGTGTCAACTTTTACTTTCATTGTCTTGTCTTTAGGGTTAAAAATGTAATAGCCTTATTGGGCTACTACATAAATTGGTTCATAAAAGTTTGAATATTCAAACATATTTCCTGCACAAATTTGCCCTTCTTCGCAGCATTGAATGTATTTTTTAGTTTGTAATTGTGATAAATACCCCTTAACTTGGTTAATAGATAAAGAATTGTTTTCTTCTACTAATTCGTGCATTACATCATCAATGTATGTGAAACTTCCATCATTCATTTTCGCAGATTCAATTACAGAATTAAGAACTTGTTTTTCGGTTGTGTTTAAATTTGTCATAATCTTGTTGTTTAGTTGTTTTGTTTCTCTTTGTTGGGACAAATATATAATATATTTTAAGAATAGCAACTACATTATTAAAATAATTTGCAAAAAAAAAGAGCCTCATCTCTGAAGCTCCTACTGGGGGGGGGTTATATTAAAAAAAATGTGTTAATCTTGCGACTTGACCTTTATCATATTCATGTATAAAAGCCTCAACTGCTTTTGGAGATCCTGTGAATCCTTTTCTTGAATGCCATGAATCGGCTGCGCTTGGACTTCTTAAATATTCCACAGTTACGCCAATGAAATCCTTTCCATCTCTCCATTTATGCTTTACTTTGTGATGTAAATGATGCAAATACCAATATCTAAATTTACTTCCTGCCCAATCTTGAGGCCTTTCTTGAGCCATAAGCAATGGTAGATTATCCATCTTCGCACCATCTCCATGTTCCAGGCCTATTAAATTGCTTCCGTACTTGTAATATTTACGATGTGCTACTCCTGCATCAACAGAAACATCATTTGTATTTCTAAACCATGACTTCAAAGCATGAGCTAAATGGAATCCGCTTTGGTAATCGTGATTACTCATTGAATGCACGCAGTCAACAGGAGCAACCTCCCTCAACATCTCAACGCATTTAACATATAATTGCAAAGCTACCTCATAATGTTCCCACCATTTACCATCGCAGTCTTGCGGCGTTCCTTTGGTAGTTGTATTGTATACATTATCAACGTGCAAAATATCATTTCCAATACAGAATAAAACCCGATCAATACTAAACCCTTTAGATTTTTGTATCAATCCCTGTACGCCCTCTATAACTCTAGAAACAGCAATAGGAATATTGTAATCCTCTCCTGTTTCTTCTGCATTGGCATATTTACCAATATGAATATCAGCAGGGTTAATGACTAGTAAGTGCCTACCTGCTTCTCTTTTGATTGTTGGATATGTCGGAGCGTGATTTTCAATAAACGAATTAAGACGGCTGAATATACCACTCTCATCGATTCCTGAATCTTCCTTTGTAACAACAGAAAAGCGAAGCTCTCCGCCCATGTTCTGCCAATGCTTAACGCTTACAACGTCTTTTTTGTCAATCCCTCGCTCTTGCAAATGCAAGTCAAGTGCGGAATTGTCGTTGATGTTTTCTAAGGTGTTTGCTCTGTGCTTTTTGATTAGTTCAATCTCACTAGGTTTTAACCTCATGCGATTCCAACCTTCGTTTTTTTTCTTTGTCATGGTTTAGCGAATACAGTAAAACATAATGGCAAGATAGCAATAAAACTTAATATAACGTTAAGTTGTGTTAAACCATTTGCTGCCATGTCTGAAACTGCTGCTGTAACTAGCACTCCACTTACTGAACGCTTTGCACTCCACTTCTTTTGACGTTGTCCTTCTTGGAATACTTCACTAATCTTTCCGACTGCTTTCGCTATTGCTCTCATCTTTATAAAGCCATTTTAAATAATAAAATAAACAAACAGGTATTGATAATATCAAAGTTGTAGTTAAAGAACTCATTTAATCTTATCGTAAACAAACAAGTTAATAAAGGTATCTAAGCGACCGAATACGGCATTGTCTTTCTCAGTTGGTGTAATGTTAACAACAACCTTAATAAAAGCCATTAAACCTATTGTAAGCTCTCCCCAATTTTGGGCAATAAAATCAATCATAATAAAAGTCTAAACAAATGAAACAAAAAGGTAAGTATAAATAATGAGCAATCCCATCATCGTAACGCTTGGTGTAAACTCCCAAGAGTATTCCTGTGTAAAATCCTAAAGATAATTCCCAACTCATTAGTACAACCACATTACTTGCTGAGGCGATTCTGCATCGTCATCAGCATGAATAAAAGATTTAGCTATACCAATGCGTGTAAATCCTGCATCAAGCAAGCCTTTTACTATTTGCATTCTCTGATATGAACTCATGCAAGCAATATCAAATGCAGTACCTCTCAGATGAGCTGAATTCGGTTTTCCATTAATTTCCATATTGAATGATTTGCTTCTCCAAGAGCTTGTAATTGTAAAAGGTACATCTGCAAACTCTCTTGCCAGATCTAAACGCTCTAAAGACTTTTTATTAATCTTATCAAAGCAATTCTTTCCATCGCATGTAAACTCTTCCTTTATAAAAAATCTAGGATTCATCTCTTGATAATTTTTTAATGTTATACAATAATGCACTTACAAGTACTAAGATAGTTAAAACTTGCTCAACTCCAATAAATGTAACACCTAATGCACCAAAGTTAATTCCATTAAATATAACTGTATCAATTTTTTCGTTCATTGATTTTAATTTTAGCTAAATATGTCTTTAGCTTCTTGATATTCGTTTTCTTTGGCTTGTACCCCATTAATCTATTTTAATGCCCGGATTGTATGCGTTACTTATTGGGTCTATATCTGCATTTGAGTTTGAAGAATACTCAGGAAAAGAGCTTGTCTTGTAAATCAAATAATCTATAATTCTCTGCCCATAAAACTCTGCTGAATCCATTTGCTTACGTATCAACCAATCAACATCGTTCTTAGTTGCAGCAGTTCCGTTCTCACTATTCTTTTGAGTAATTGAACCATTTGCAATCTTATAGGAAATAAAAGGTAACGCTTCTACAATAGCATAATGCACTAAAGCATCTTGTATATAATCATCAACTAAAGTCTTATAAGCACCTGCTAAAGTTCCTGCCTGTATCTCTGCTTCTAACTTCTCATATAACTTTGTCCCTAAGATAGCCTGCAAATGTTTGTCTTGAGAAATCTTAACGAATGGAAGTAAATACTCCGTATCGATGTTATAATTTAGAGCAGTTGAAGTTTTCAACCTGTCCTGTGATATGAATAAAACTGTTGCCATTATCTATTTTTTAAACTTCCTCTATTCGGTGTTGTTATCGGTGCAACTGCTTCCGTTCCTTTCTGCTTAACATAAGGATTGTTACCAACTCGCTTCTCATTGTCAAGACCTTTGTTCGGTAAGAACTTTCCTTTTACTTGCTTTCTAAAGTAGATTCTTCTCATCCAACCATGATAGCAATAAACCCCACCTTTCCAAGTGAATAAATCGTATGTACTAGATCCTTTAGGTGCAAACTGCCCATTTACTCCTGCTCTACCCATTTTTTTGATGTCCTCGTATCTAAACTCAATGCCAGAATTAGCCATCATTATCATCTCAGTACAGAATGGTCTGCTTGGGTTCTTTGCTTGTTTAGTTGTGGTCTTTGCATATGCATACCTTACTTTATACAAACCCTTATCTCCCCATTTAGACTTTTCTCCTGCCTTTGCATCTGAATCATTTGGTTGTCTATCAAAACCCTCAAACTCTTTGTGAAAATCAGGGTTTGTTGTATCGACTAATTCTTCACTAATCAACTCGTATTCTTCCTCATCGTTTACCTCTCCGTAAATCTTAAGCTCATCTAGTAATGTTTCTGATTTAGCATCGTCAAGAAATGGTCTATTATCTTTTTTAGAAAACTCCTCTTCATTTCTACAACCACAACTTACGCTTTCTAGCTTTTCGATAACTTCTTTTGCTTGATTATGGTCAGCAAAAGGCATATAAAGAACATTACCATCAATTGTATGCTCATGGTAACCTGAACCTCCTAATCTTTTTGCTTCTTGTTCAGCCTCTTCTATATTATCATATAAAGGCAATTCAACGTCATCAGTAATGACAGAAGCTACCTTTGCCATTTTCACTCCTGTTTCCTTTTCTCTTGTTTCCTCGTCTAAGTCTGCTAAATCTTCTGCAAATTCAATAGGCTGCAATGTCTTGAAGTAAACATCTAAGTGAATACCATTAACTTCTAGTACCTCATCTATTGCAGCTAGTATAATGTTCTGCTTTGGCTTAATAACTGTATTGTCAAATAACTGAGATGCAACTTTAATCTCCTCTGCATTGTTACCTAAACCTGTTTTGTCTTTAATACCAAACAACATTGGAGATGTAACTCTATGCCCTACTAAAATTTTCTTTGTACATTCCTCAGATAAGAACTTGTATTGCTCTGCTGCTTCCGAGATAGGTATTTGGTCTATCGTTGTAGCTTGTTGTTGGTTATCATTAAACGATAAAACAAACTTCTTACCGCTTGTGCTTGTAAACTTCTGCGTAATCTTTCTTTCAATAGCATCTTGTTCCTCTTTTGTAGGTGTACCATTGTTGAAGTTTACCATCATGCTAGGAGCAAACCCCTGCTGAATGTTTGTTAAGTGATAGTTTCCTATCTCTTCGTCAATTTCACTCCATTGTAAAGAACCTTGATAATCAACAGGAGAAAAGTAAAAGAAGCCCGGCGAGTAAGGGTGTATTACAAGTACTTGCGATTCGCTTGCTTGACGCTTTCCGTTAAATGCATCTATTCTAATAGGCTTAAACTTATCTTTTCTAAACTGAGACCAATCGTCTGAGTAATAATAAGCTTGTATCTTTCCATCAACTGCCTTTTCTGGTCTTAAGTTCTGTATTGGAATGTGCTTTGCTTTCTTAATTTCAGTCTTGCCCTTGTTCCAAACTACATTGAACGCAGATTGACCTAGCAACTTTAAATCTAAAGACACCTTTCTTATATCTTCATCTCTAAAAATAAGCTGCATTTTAGCATAGTCTAATGGTCTTTTGCTTGCATCTGTTGCATCAAGACCTTGACCGTAAATCATCTCTCCTATTCCTGTAATAATAGCATTGTTAACTGCACTACCATTAAACCTATCTATTAGGAATTGATAGTAGTTGTTATCTCTACCATATTCTACCCACTCCCTAGCAGGGTTCTCCTCAATCTTTGGAGTAGTATAAGATGACATTTTTACTAAATTTATCATGCTGCTTAATCTTCTGTGTTATAGTAAACGTAATTTCTTGCAGTTGGGTTTGCATACTCAGTAAATGTAACTTCACTATCTGCGTCAATTATCATTGTACCCTCCCATCGTAAACCCAATACAACGGCATCTGTTGGACTTGTATTTGTATCATTCGTTTGCTCATATACAACTACATTGTAAAATGAGTTTGTCTTTAATGCATTAAATGGTACTGCGTTTGTTGGTACATCAAATCTTATTGCTCTTTGGGATCTGGCAACAGGAGAAAATGCTCCGTATGTTGCAACTCTTGTTTGGTCGTCTATTACACCAATCAAAAAGTAATTACCCTCAGCATCCACACATTGATTGTAGATATTTAAAGACAATTTATTTACCGCAACACTTTGTAACCAATGCTCCATTTACTTTTTCTTTTTTACTTTGAAAGATTTGTGTACCTCACAATTTCTTTTTTTAGCATACCAATCAGCAAACTGCTCTGCATCTTTGTGCATGTCAAAATACTTTGTAATAGCAATAAAGTCTCCATCTACATGTGTAATTTTGTAAACAGTTTTACTCTTAACTTTAAGTTTATCAAAGTATATCATATTATTGAATCGTCTGAATTATCTCGAATAAATTTAGCTGCCTCTGTTCGTGTCATTAAGCAGTTATTTGGATATTTCTTATCCTTACCTAAATCGAGCAATGCTGAAAGCTCCCCACCTACCCAACTTGCTTCGAGTTGTATAATATGAAATTTAGCCTTACCAATTTTAACAACAGGGTTAGCACCAAACTTTCTACGATTGTACTCTCCAAGCTCTTTAAAGGTTGGTTTAATGATACCATTTTGAATACCCTCTTCGTCATATTGTGGTATTCCGTAGGTTTTCATTAACTCTTCTGGAATTAATCCTTTAAAAGTCTTTGTATCAAGAGATAAATAAACGTTTCCTCTCATAATTAATTTGTATGTGCAGATAAACCTGCGTTATAATTGTTTTCTACTTCGGTTGCTGTTAAAGCTCTGTCGTAAAGTCTTACATCGCTTATTAAACCATCCCAATAATTTGAATCTCCTTGATACCTACCAATTTGTATCTTACCATCATTAACTAATAAATTAGATGAACCTGTATCTCCTGTAAAAATATCAAAAAATGCTTCTCCATTTAAAGATGCCTTAATAGTTCCATTTGATGAATTTTTGTAAAATTTCCAAGCAATATAGTTCCATTGATTTAATTGTATAGTTGTTGAAGAATATCTAAAGCCATTATCTGCAAAAGTTCCAATTTGACCTGTTGATGAGATATAACAATCTGTACCTTCAAATGGTGTAGAGGATTCAGCAGTATTAAATATAGCAGCTTGTGAATTAGAAACTTTATAAACCCAAGCATCAACAGTAAAATAATCGGAAGCAATATTATTTGCACCTGCATCAGCATATCCACTTCCGTCTAAATTAAACGAGTTCAATCTATCTCGAACTAGGTTACCGAAGATGTCCTTGGTTGGTATAGTTGGGTTAGGTATAACAGTTGAGTTTAATGTTGCTGCTCCATCTGTTAGTCTGTATGCACCTAAAGTAGTTCCATCGTCTATTTGTGCACCCCAAACCAAAACTTCTGTCAAATCAGTTGAACCTCTAAAATCAACTAAATAGTAGTTTGCTACACCTGAACCTGATGTTGGTATTGCACTAACTCTTTGCCATACTGTTGTTAAATTAAATAAACTATTAGAGTTAGAGTTATGTGATGTTAAATGTATTTGACCTGTACCCGATACAGTTCTAGCCCAAACACTTCTCATATTAGTTATATTATTTAAATCATCAAAAATATAAGGCTGACTACCAACTCCGTCATAACTTGCTTTATAAGCAGTATTACCACCAAGAGGATCTGTAAAGCCACCTGTAACTGATGTTCCTGTTCCTTTTGTCCAAACTGCATTAGAGAAATCTTCACTAAAAATAAGTGAGTTACTCCCCTTACTCCAATTCTGCATACCTAGTTGTGGTATTCTTGGTTGAGCATCAACGTAGTCAGCTCCAACAATCAAACCTCCGTGGTCGGATGCGGTTACTTCTCGAACTGATACGCTATTTAAAACTGCATTAAATACTCCTGGTTCTCTTGAAATTGATAAATCATTTGTTATGTTACCAATACCTGTTGCAGTAATATAAAGAGTTTGTATTCCTGTTTGACTAAACTCTGCTTTATTTGTTTGATCATTATCAAAACGAACTTTTAATGTACCACCTATAGAGGCAACATCAATTTTTATCTCATATGTTCTACCACCTATAAATGAAATTTCTTGTAATAAGTCATTTGCAGTACCATCTCCTGTGTATGTCGCAGTATTATTATTAATAACCCATTGGTTACCACTATCAGCCCAATTAACTGATGAAGAAAAATCTCCATCAACAACCTCTTCTTCTTCCAAATTAGTTCCACTATCATAAGCTACCAATCCATCGCCCTCACTCAAAGCCCAATAACCTTTTAAGTTTGTAACAACTAAATTCGTGCTAGGGTTATCTATTGCAAGTTTATTTGGGTTTGCGTAATCGTATGTTACATCGTCTTGTGTCCAAGCTGAGTTATATACTTGAAAATCGGCAATCAATCCGTTAAGAAAGAATGCGTTGCTATAGAATTTACCTAAAATTAAATTATTCGAATCTGTTGTAAAGGTTGGTATTGTTTGATTAGCAACTTCAACACCATTTATATAACCTCTAACATTTAAACCATCAAGGACAGTAACTATACGATTCATTCCTGAAGGAGTAGAGCCAAAGTTAGTTACATTACTTCCACCTTGAAGTTTTAAGTCTCCGTTACCATCGTTAAACAAATAGAAGTTTGTACCTTGAGAAAATAGCATATCACTTGTCTGTTCTATCTGAAACCAACCTACTATTGTTATCTTAGTGGTCGCATCATAAGTAGTATTAGATATTGAATTACCTAAATCAACATACTCAGTCGACCCATCAAACTCAAGAGCCTTACCTGTAAACAACTCGCCTACATTATTGTTGCCCGATTTGTCAGGTGTGATTTGGGTTAGTTCTTTAAGTGAAACATTACTAAAATAAGCAGTTGTTCCTGATGGCTCAACAGCTTCATCTATTTTTGCTTGGATAGTATGTGATGTAGCTGTTGCAATAAAAGTATAGAATATTGTTTCATATTCAGTTGTACTATTTCTATTGCTTGTACTTGCACTTGCAACACCCGAAATTTCAATTTCCACATCATTCGCAGTAGTTCCTCGTTTAGCAATAGCACTCAACTTATATTGACTACCTATATTTAAACCGCTTACAGTTTGATTAGCTTGTGGTCTGTTTCCTCCTGTACTTGTTATTTTTAACGCTCCACCTTCAATACTTATAGTTGAATTAGATGTAGTCCAATTATTTGTACCATCAGAAAAATCTCCATTACTAACTAACTCCCTTCCTAATGTTTCGCTCGTTTCAAATCCAAGCCAAATCTTTAGATTGGTTGTAATTACACTAATTCCTGCACTTATAAAGCTGCTTATTGTATTTTGTATAATGTTTACTAACATATAGCCCTATTTTAGAATAAAGCTACTATATCAGTTGCAGTTGTGT